GGCACTGGTTAGTTTTTCATCCAGCATGCGCATAACTCTGCTGAAGATGAATCCTGTCTCGAAGTGCGACAGGCCCCGAATAATGCCAAGCATGGTCGCCGGCTTCTTGGGGAGTGTGTCACGCATGAAGAACGTCCGGCTTAACACCCGCCCGATCTTGGGGGTGAAAACGAAGCCATTGTTCTTGGACGCGAAGTAGCAGGAACAGAATTCCGCTTTGGGGAGTTCAGCGAACGGCAGAAACCGAACTTTCACAACCCAATTGTGGTATTCTTTGAAGTATTCCCGCACACTTGAAGGCGTCAAGCGCTGCATGAAACTCTCAGGCACGAGAGAGAAGTTGTCGTCGCCGAGGAACAGTGAAGCAACACTTTGCAACACTTCGGCGACGGAGAAGCCATGATGAAGGAAACAGCCACAAAAGCCGACAAGCGTGTTAAAGGTATTTCGGAAAGTCACATCGGGCACACCACTAGGGTTACCACCGTGTCGCGAGGCCACAAACGTTTTGGCGATCTGAGTTGCCTTCTTGATGCTATCGCGAGGCTTGTCAATGAAGACCAGTTGGTTGCTTTCGCAGTATTTCTTGTATACCGAATCACGCATGCCGAGTCGATGCATTTCGCCAAAGGACTCCAGGTTCTGCTCGGCAGTCTGGTTGGCCTCGTAGGCGGTAACATCTACTTCCATGATGAATACTTGGGTGCCGACTTTGGTGATTACGTCAGCAAGCCATTCACTGAGAATCTCAGCTGTGGTGCCCGTTGAAATCAAGACCTTGTTTTGGTGCGTCCTGAAATCATCCCCTTTCTCCGTGAACCAAGCAAAGAGTGACTTGGACACACGGTGCACGTCTGGAGCGACAAATGCCTTGAAAAGAGGGTCTGGGTCGAAGATCCCACGCCCTTTGTTGCCATCCCATTTGGCCGGGGCGTTCTCGTTCTTCACGAACCACTCGACGGAGAAGACGGGCTCCTCGCCCTTCTCCAACCGTTCGATTGCTTTGGTGAGTTTCTCAACCATTCCTTTGTCGTCGCGTCTCCCGTAATCCTCAGCCAGCCATTCACGCGGGGTTTTCTGGGGGTGATCTGCGTTCCAAGAGTCGATCCACTTGGCTGTGGGCAGATATCCAGTTTCCCGCATTTCCTTCAAAACGCGCTTTTCCCAGTGAACTTGTTTGGCGCTCGAGTGCTCTTGGCCGCCCAACAACCGGAACAGCAGAGCCGAGTATTTCGTCGAAGTACTAGAAGCATTCGGCGCGTTCGTCGGTCCTGCATATTCGGTCACAATGTAGGGTAGACCTGCAGCTTTGAGCTCGTTCGGGGGAATCACAACGGGTGTCAGCTCCTTGAAGCAGCCCTTGTGTTTGATGTCCTGAATGGCGTCGGCAGAGGAGTGTTGGTTCGCTTCCAACAATGCCTGAGTTGCCTTATTGTCTTTCACGTAAGTGACAATTCGGCTGTCGATTTCCCGCTGTATGATGGCGGGGTCGACGGAGTAGGCCACGGAGGCCACGCTAGTTACCCGTTTGGTGGATTTGACCAGGTATGCCTTCGCCCAGGTATAGCCACCCGGCGCGGTTTTCCCGACCACTGAAACGATCGTGCTCAGCACAAAACAGACCACCTTCAATTCCATCGTCGCCGCTTTCACTGCCAACCTCAGGACCTGTGTCCCGGCGCCGA